TTACAATGGATACATTATTTGAAATTTCTCATTATATCGTAAAGCGCCTGCAATCCATATATATAATTCTCCTGTTGCTTTTATAGAAATGTTTTGCACTTTGGAATTATCATCAGATGTTGCATAATAAATTGTTGAACCATGAATTTCGGTTACTGGTAAATATTTATCAGGAATAACTTTTTCTTCAAATTGACCTGTCCAATTTGCTTTAACAATACCAATAATAAAAACAAAGCCATTTTTAATAAAAGCTTCATCAATTCTCATATGCTCAGTTTCTTTCAATAACAGAGCATTATAAATATCCTTGCGTTCCATTGTTACTATTTTTGAATCTACGTATTCTTTATTTGCAAAATAATAATCTTTCATAAAGACTATTTAGCGTTTATGATGTGCTAATTTATTTTACCTTTAATGTTGATAATTAAGCTTTGCGCTTCTTGAATCATATTTCCATTTTCATCACTCAAAAATATTTTCAAATGATTTCTTGCAGTTGCAATAGTATATATTACTGCAACATGATTATTATAAAATGGTGCAATTGAAATATTAGTAATATCAGGTTCATTATTCTCTTTGATTTTATCTGGATAATAGAATTCAACTTCAAGTGTTGCTTCTTTTTTAAATATCCATCCCCAACATTCAAACTCTCCATTTGCCCATATTTTATAATTAGTTCCTTCTTCGATAGGAGCATTTTGAAAGTAGAAATCTTTCATAACACATCACTTCCCGTGGACACTAAATAGCATCCACCTCTTTTCTTTTTAAACTTAAAGAGGATGCACTCTTTAAGCGACAGCATCCTCCTTTCGTTGAATTGTTGCGTGTTTTGTACCCCCCCCCGCTTGAATGCGGGCGTGGGTTTCTATATTTAAAATCATACAGTTACCTCCTTGTTTTCATCTTTTGCCTTTTGTTGATCTGCAAGAAACTTGATGTATCTTTCATAGTCACCGCAATGAGTTACACCATTCGATTCTTCCAAAACAAAAATCGCATCATTTAAGATGTTTTCCATTGATAGTCCATCCTTTGTGTATACTTGGCTTGCTAAAGTTTCAGTCATTAAAGCGTTCCCGTTCGCATCAAGTAACTGAACAGCTACTTTGTTTACTGAACTATCTCTTGATGTATTTAAGTTAAGAGTACCTTGAACAACACCATCAACAAATACCGAGGTTTGAGCAGGTAATTCAATACCTTCACCAAAAGAACCGTTAGCATCAGTTAAATATAATTTTCCATCTTCAATTTTATATTTACCTGCTTTGCCAATTGATGCGGTTAATTGAACTTGCATATCATTAGCTTGCTTTGTTAAGTTTGTTCTTAACTCCTCACTCTTCTTAATATCCTGTTCAACATCATTCATTGCTTTTTCAATACCTTCCGCACTGTCATTGAATGTCCTTTTGATTTCATTCATGTTTTCAGCAGTAATTTTGTATCTATCGTCTTGTCCTTCTTGTCGATAATCAACTTTATCAGGATAAGTAATTCTTCCAATTGCCATTAATCATCACCTTCTTTAATAATTGGTTCTAAAGCAACAAGCTCTTGAACAGTTGGAGAATATTCTTCTAATTGTTTGATTGTAAGGTAAGAACATTCAATATCAATGTCTAAATCCATTAACGTTAAATAATCCTTGTTGAGCGGAGATAAAGCCTTTTGACCGTTTTTATTCTTTCTTCCTTTTTCTTCAACAAGCTTATTAACTTGATTTAAAAGAAGTTCATTTGCTTCATTAAATTTTCTTGCAAATTTAGCAATAGCCCATCTTTTAGAAATATCTCCTTGATGGTTTCCTAAACTAAAAAGAGCCGAATTAATGGCTCCTAAATCTTTATTCTTTACTTTCATTGTCTTCTACATCCTCCGTAGTATTTGAATCTTCATCCGTATCTTTTGAAATAATCGATTGATCTTCAATCTTTCTCATTTCAGCTTTGAATTCATCTTCTTTTTGACGACATTCTTGAAGATTAGCATAATACTTATCTTTGTTTTGAATATACAAAGCAGTTCCACCATTCATATGTCCGTCCTCATCAAACGACTGTGAAAGATTAACAATGATTTCATTATCAATCATAATCGATCCTGTATATTGAGATGTGTGTTTAATTGTTAGTTTCATAATAATAGTTCCTTTCCTTTTTATCCTGATTGACATTCAACATAAAATCTTCCAAACAATGTAGTGAAATAAATTCTATGGTCCATTACTGTTCCAAATTCTATTTTAGAAACATTATCTGCAAGTGGTATTGTCCACAGTTTTCCACTCGAATTACCTTCTTGATAAGTAATAGGAGAAAACATACTATCTAGGATTGATTTTTTAGTTCCTATAGTTAAGATACCTCCTTGATATCCAAAAATGTTTGATGTAGCCTTAGCATTCAACACTAAGCCACTAGAATCAATAGATAACGTGCAGCCATCACTAGATGTAATTGAAAAAGTTGAACCTGTAATTACCGAAGCTGTAATACTTCCGCTGAAGCTTCCATTAACAGCTTTTAAATTGTTAATGATGAGATTTCCATTTGCATCAGCATAAAATACCTTTGTACCACTATTATTTACAATATCTAACCCCCCACCTGAAATATGAACACCACTTTTATCTAATACAAACTTAGTAGTATAGAGTTGGCCATTTGCTCCAATCTGTTCATTAACAGCAAGCAAGATATTTGTTGGCTGCAACTTGATTTCAGCACTTTGGATTCTTGTGGTAACTTCTGACACATTACCTTTAATAGTTTTTATCTCTTTTTCTTGACTAACTGCTTTTAAACTTAAATCATTAACTGTCTGATTGATTTGAGTGTAATTTTCTTCAATTGTCGTAATGTTGTCACGTACATATCCTAAATCAAAATCAAAACCTGTAGGTCTCGTTCCAAATTCTACCTTTGGATTTGCGACAACTGCCCTTTCAGCATTTAGATCAATAATCATTTTTAAATTAGATACTGATGAAATCTCTTTATCGTCTAATTTAAAATGCGCCCATATTCTTTCTTCATGATCAGTGGTTGATGTTTGAAGTAAATACTGTAAGTCGAATTGGCCAAGATACCAATAAACTGAATATGTTTTCTTTGTTCCATCAGCATACCCTACATCAAATTCAACACCGATTCTATTTGAAAGTTGGCCAACAATACCGCTAATGACCTCAATACTTGTTGAAATACAAATATCTTTGCCTTTCAACTCATTTTTGTTGATATCCAATGGCATATCATTAATAAACTTTGTATCGATTTCATCACTTATTTTTATTAATGACTGATGACAGTTTGAAAATATATTGTTTGAATCCGATTCGAACTTGTAGATGCTTTCAATAGATTTAGATACATCAGACTTAACACCATCTAACCCAACTTCTAAATCACTAATATTCTTTACGTTTTTCTCAACCTGTTGAGCAGTTAAATTGATTTTCGTTTCATCATTATTTAATCGTGCTTCAACTTTTTTTATTTTTTGAGAATCACTCAGTGCATCGGTGATTTTTGCAACATCTTTCGTTGTAAACTCGCCATCAATCTCTAAACTATCTCTAGCAAGTCCACCGTTTACTGTTCTTTTTACATTTAGTGCTATAAATTTTAAATCACCATATGTAAAAGAATCAGTTGCTTCCATGAACCCTAATGACTTAAATGATTTGAATGAATAAAACTTTAAACCTTTGTATAACTCATAAATGCGATCAACATCATCTTGTGAAATATACAAGTTATCACTATTAAGCAATAAAGTATTTTTATCATCGATTCCTTTCGATAAAGGTTCAGTTACTCCATTGCTCCAAAGTACACAAGAGATATCAACCGACTCTATCAACTCATAGTTGTTTGAATAACTCAAATCATAATTGTTTGAACCTAACTGTTTAAAATGTACCTTGTTGTCTTTTCCAATATAGGCATTTTTTCCATCACATTCAGCAATGAAACCAATATATTCTCTAATCAATCCTGAACTGTCATACCAGTTGACTTCCTTTTTCAAAACATCCGCACTTAAATCAGTTGTACAAACACTTACACCTGTCAATGATTGGATTTCCAATAACTGTTCAGTAATTGTTGTTGGATAAATGAGCCCGGTTTGATATTCAGTATTGAACTTCAACATGTTATCAAAAAGCACCAGTTCCATCTTGCCTGTAAAACGTTCAGGCTTTTCATATGCCATGTAGACTTTATCATCAATAGAAAAAGGATAATCTAATATGTCTTTGATTAGACCATCCTTATTGTTGATTGTGATGTTGACTTGTGTTGCGATAGCATTTCCTAAAAGATACTCATTGCTGATTTCTTCCTGATATGAAAGTGATGTGACTAAACCTGTAATATCCTGTCCTTTAAATTTAATCGTTTCCATATATCCACCTATCTTTCAACCAAATTAACTTTGAATCCTTTAATCCATAAGCGATCAACACATAAATATTCAAAGCTTTTAGATCCTGCATAAAACTGTTTCGTACATCTTCCGTTTTTCTTCAAATCATGAAAATCAACCTCAAAGAATTCAGGCTCTATAAGATTAAGAATTTTACTCATGTCTTCCGGTTTGTCTAGATCATAAGTTAAAGATATTTTAGTTACATCTATTCTTCGCCGATTTCTTTCCATCAAGCCATTTTGAATATCTCTGCCACTATCATCATCAACATCATTCAATTCGTAATTCATAGAAACAGGTGGAGGGATTTCAACACCATTGACTTTTATTTTAATATCATCATATGTCCTCTACTTTCCCCTCCTTAATAGCCTTTCAAGGTCTTTTTTCTTATTGCTTTTATTCAATGCATCAGCATCAACATTTAATTCTTTGTCATTGACTGCATCTATCAATTCATACAATACTTTAACAATGACCTGTGCATCATCGTTATTTCTATTGCCAAGCTCATCGATGTAACTTTTAATGATTTCCGATAAATTGCTATCATCACTCTTAACAAAATGATTAACATTTAATTCTTGTGATCCTGCAAATGCGATTTCAGGTTGCTGCAACGAATTAAAAGACATAGCTAATTCATTTGATAATCCTTTTACACTATTCAATAATTTAAATTTATTGTTTTCTATTCCCTTGGCCATACCTTCCATAAAGTCAGGCATCCAAGTTTCATAGTCTCTCAAAGGTCCTTCATCAGGACGTGAGAAGTGCAATAATGATTTAACTGAACTTGCTACACTCTTGACTCCACCAATTACCCAATCCTTTGCTGAATTGATTCCTTTAGAAAAACCGCTCATCATATCAGAACCCCAAGAATATGCACTTGAAGTGACACTTGTAATACTTGAAGATACTGTTGACATGACACTTGAAACGGTACTTGAAACAGCACTTTTTGCACTGTCAATTCCATTTTTGAATTTTCCCATCAAGTCAGAACCTTTAGATTTGAATTCTTCATACTTATCTTTGATTGCACTGATACCATTAGAAACAACACTTCCTATATTTTTAACAACTGAATTGTTTGAAATTCCATTTTTTACCTTATCAATAAGTGTCTTACCTTTTTCTTTGAACTCTCCGTATTTTCCTTTGATCCAATCAATTCCATCACCAATTAACCCTGCAATCGAACCAACAATTGGCATTGATTTCAATCCATTGATTAATCCTTGCATTACATATTGGCCAAGTTCTTTCATGACTGTTGATGGTGAATGAATACCAAACAATGATTTGAACCATTTTATAAATGGATCAACGATGTTATCTTTAACAAATCCTCCTGGATCACTAAAGAAATCTGATACTCCTTGACAGAAGCCATCCCACATCGAACCTACAATCTTACAAAATGCATGGAATAATGTTACATCCAATCCTACAATAGCCTGAACAAGAACTGCACCTAATCCTACAATTATTCCTGCCCAATCTATGCTAGTAATAAAGTCAGCAATATCATCACCTAATTTATACCAACCAACTGTTGCTAGAGCATTGCTCAATGTATTTAGAATTCCAAGAGCTGCATCTGATAGTGTCATACCAAAATCAGCCCAGTTTATATTGCTAAAGAATGAATTGATACTACTTCCAATCTTTTGTCCTAGTGACGACCAATCAATGTTAGTAATAAAATTATGAATCGTACTGATTGCTCCGCTAATTCCTAACGCTAATGACTGTGCGAACTTATTCCAATCCACACGATTGATAAGTCCCATAACTCCATCCGCTAAGCCTTTACCAATTCCTGCCCAATCGGCAGTTGTGACAAATCCATAAAGTGCATCAATTCTTGCTTGTAAATAACTTCCTATTGTCGCACCTAATTTAGTCCAATCGACGGTGTGTACAAGACCATTTAGTCCTTCAGCTAAAGCTTGCCCAATTCTTTGCCAGTCAATCCCATTGAGCAATAGATAAAGCGTATTGGCAATAGTATTGATACCAGTACCAAACATCTTACCTACATTTTCCCAATTAATCGTTGCAATCAATGAATTGAATAATTCACAAAAGCCATTTACAAATTGAGTTATCTTTCCACCAATATGATCCCATGAAATATAATCCGTAAACGAAGATACCGCATCATTGATTTTTTCGCCGATAGCTTTACCGATACCAGAATAATCTCCATTTTTCCACATTTCACGTAACTTCTTAGCGAAATCATTAACTGAACTGTTATCAAGATTTGATGGTGTATAAACACTTCCGCCACCACCTGAGCCGCTTGAATCATTGTTTTTGTTCTTATTGAGATTGTTGATTTCATCAAATCCCATCAATGATTTTGTAGCTTCTTTAACTTTTTTAGCTGTATCTTTTGCTGATTTACCTGTGCTTGTTAAAGCATCTCTTGCGCTAATGATACTTGCAGTTGCCTTTTTAGTTTGTCCTATAGACTTACCAAAAAGAGTTGAAATAAAAGAAGCAATATAGCCCGTTAGTTTTGCTAAAGCGCTCATAAGTGCGTTCAACATAGGCATAATTGCTTGATAAATCGGTGTGAATGCAGTATTCAAATTCGATTGAATTTGATTTAAACTGCTTACAAACTGTTTATTTGTCTTTAACGTATTCCAAAGTGTCGTTGCAAGTGAAGTAACTGCCTTTGATACCGCAGGAAATATAACACTAAATAAAGCAAATCTTTTAACGAGACTACCAAAAGAATTTCCCGCTCCATTACTGCTATTTTTTGCTTTATTTAATCCTAACGTAAACAAAGCAAACTTTCCTGTTGCGCCTACAACATCTTTTCCTAAACCTGTTAATCCGCTTTTTAACTTGTTAACTCCGCTATATGCTAAATTTAAACCTTTGTTAAGAAGTGGAACTGAACTGATAAAATCTGTTGTACACCGTTTTACTTCTTGCCTAATGGACAATAGTTTTGCTTTTATTGCATCAAGTTTCCCAACGTTTGCTGATGGCATACTTTGTTCAGTTTGTACTGGTTCAATTTTTTCTTGCAATCCACCTACTGATTGTTCTAATGCAACTTTTTTTACATTGTTTGAAGAAATAGAACTTTGAATCCCTAGTATCTTCTTTTCAATCGCATCTAATTGTGATTCAAGCCCAACTGTCTTTTTACTCGCAAGAGTATCTTGCATTTCTTTGTATTTTTCTTTTGCGGATTCAAGCTTACTATTTAGTTCATCTAATAATTCAAGATTGTTAAGTCTAAATTCTAAAGGTTTATTTTTAAAATCATGAATAGAATTTTTCAATTCTTCAATAGATTTCTTTTGCTCATCAAGAGAAGTCTTTGCCTCTTCTCTTTTAGTGATTGATTCTTTTACAGCTTCATACTTGCTTGTTAAAGTATCAAGCTCACTCTCTTGATTCTTGATAGTTGCATTCAAGATTGACATTTGAGAAATCGTATCATTGATCTGTGCTTTGATAACTTCACTGTTTCCACTTAAATCAATACTTGGCATACTGATTTTAGAAGTCGGCGGACCTCTTATTGCATTTGCTTTTTGGGAAACACTTTCCATTGGCTTAATTGCGTTTTCATTGTTAATGATTGGCATTTCCAATTTAGCTCCTGAAACAATAGATTTCATTGCTTCCACATAAGCTTGCATATCACTTTTTGTTTTGTTTAAGCAATTTTCTATCGTTTCCGTGACTTTATCCAATGAACTTTGAAGTCCTTGTCTTAATTCCTTAAACAAATCATTAGAGTACCCTTTTAAGCTTTCTCTCATCTTATCAGCAATCTTATTGGATGCATTGCTGACATCGTTATCAAGATCACTTTTGACTTCCATGTCCAACTGAATCGTACCTACGCTTGTTGCCCTCTTTTGTCACCCACTTTCTCTTTAAAATAAAAAAGGAGTTATGAAAACATTCCTTTGAACATATTTTGAATATCTTTCATAACTTCCTCCTTAGATTTGTTTTTATATTTTAATTCCATCTGTTTATTTTGCCACGAGTTGTATATTTCTCTTTCTCCTTGAGTAAAACCATCTATAATATCCTGGTTATCTTCTGAGCGAATTTGAATTATTCTCCCAAGTGGCGTTTCAGCGGTTAGACCATTCAATAATGTTGTGAATTCAATCCAATCCATTTCGTCATCGTATAGATCCTTATTTGGATATTGCATGGCAAAACTTGATTCAATCAATTCCCAATCATCGAAAAGGTCATACCACTTATTTACTTTTTTGGTGCTTCTTTTTCATTAGAATCTTCTTCTAAATCTACACCTTTAATTGCTGCCATAATGACATCGAAAATTAAAGAATAGGCATCAAATGTTAAATTTAATGAATCGATGTATTCTAACGCTTTTTTTCCTAAAGACATTTCAACAATTCTATCCATCATTTTTGTATCTTCTTTAATTGAAGTTTCATCTTTACCCATTTCATCAATTACTGCCATAATTGACATTACATTTGTTTTTGATGTGTCAATTTGATAACTGATATTTTCATCTACCATTACAAAAGGACGTTCATTTTTTGCTTTTAATCTCTCGATAATATCATATTTTCTTGCCATAATTTCCTCCTACGCTGCTTTTGATGCTTCTGTATATGTTGGTTTACCATCACAAATAATATCGAACTCTAATGGTGACACATCTTGAGATTCTCCACCTAATGCATTTTTAACATCTAACACACAATCTCCTGCAAGTGTTGAACCATCTGGGAAAACAACTGAAAATTTTGTTGAACAATCAAGTCCGTCTTTGAATGCTACACCAGCAACATAATCGTTACCATCGTCACCAACATTTCTTTTACCTTTTAATGAAATAGTAAGTTTTTTACCAGTCATTAAAGCACGTGACCACCCTTTCATGTCCATAGGGTTCCAGTTTTGGACATTACCATCAATTGCAATAGAAAATGATTCCATATCCTTTACAGTTTTTAAATCTGCTTCTTGCGATGATAAACCTTTTGTACCCACTTTAAATTCAATATCAAATACTGGAAATGCTCCACTTGTAACTTTTCCTGCCCTTATTTATTCCTCCTTGTAAGTTATCCATAATTCAATTACATACTCATAAACACCACTTGAATCCGTCCCTAGAAAAATAGGCTCGTCACTTCTCATTTCACATAAAACAACTTGCTTGTCATTAATCAATGGATGTTGTCCATAAAAAACCTCTTGAATTTGTTGTGAAACCCTTTCAGTTTCATCAGGATTCTTATTCCAATGTACAACAATAGAAATTCCTTTAGTCCTAGTAGATGTATTTTTCAAACCACCTAATGCTAATTTATTTCTATTGCTTGTTAGATTTCTAACACATATCGTTTTATCCTTTGAGTTGTCATATGTTCCTATTTTCCAGTTATCTGCTTCTACTTGTGTTTTAAGAAAATCTTTTACTTCTTTTAAAGTCATCATGTTATTAATCCTTTGCTTTCTTCCTTTAGAAATTTAGAAAATGTGTCAAGTACCCATTGCAAACCTTCACCGTCCAAATAATAATCCATCCAATGATCTTGAGCATTCATGTTTTTAGTTTGCTGGAATGTAGCTTTATCTACATTGAAATACCAACGTCTTGCATAAGGTGTGCTAAAAACAATACGCATAACTACATTTCTTGCTTTCATGCCATAAATTTCATCATATCCGCTTCTTTCTAACTCTCCTGTGTCTTTAGGAACAACACCTCTTGATTTGATGTCATCCAATACTGCACTTGCAGTTCTAGAAACTGCTTCATTACAAGCTCTTGAAAGTTGTCTAGAAACTTCGTGATTAGGTTTAAATGAAACATTTATTCTCATTTAAGTTCAATCTCCGTTGAGAACACTGAACCCATAACTTTGTTTTTGTTCAATGAATAGACTTCTTTCTTGATACCATCAACTTTCACGTAACCCTCAAATTTATCGCTTCCTTGCACGATTACTTCTCCTTTGATAACAATACTGCCACTTAATGAAATAAGCTTTGAATCAGCATTAAAGACCTGTTTTTGCGTTTCATCATATTTGCACTTACCATCATAAATCAAAGTTTCTTGAGGTCCTTGATCTTCGGTATCTATAGTTTGATAGACTTCTACATCATCTACTAATTCCCAATCAGGAAAAGGTAAAGGACAGGTAATTATGGCACTAGGCACGTTAATCCTGTCCTGTTCAATAATTTAATGACACTAGATGATGTATCGATACCGTTCATTTTTTCTCCATTAAAAGACATTGATGTTTTACCAATTGAATAAGAAGAGACAGGAGAATTAATAAATGCTCCATATCTCTTGCTAAATTCAGCGTGTGCGCATACTGCCTTTTTAATGAGTTTTTGTTGATATTCAGTTAAATTATCAAATCCTCTACCTCTAATTCTTCCAAACACCATATCATCGATATCATCACTTGCTTCATCTAAAAGATTTTCTTCATTTTCATTTATGAGTGTACCTTTATACTCTTTTGAGTAATATTCATAATCAGCATACATGCTAATCACCTATTTTTCTTTTAATTTTTTAATTTCTTCTTTAGCCTTTTTTAACTCTTCGGCTAACTTTTCATTTTCTTTAACCACTTTTTCTTTTTCATCGGCTAAAGTTTGATATTTTTCGTATGATACTTTTTTAGATGGTGAAGCAGTTTTTAATTTAATTTTTCCATCTTCGTCAGTTTCATAAATATCATAGCCATTTGATAAATAAGATTGTTCATCTTTTTCTTCAATGGCTACTTCTTTGTTCTTATTTACTGCGTATAGCATTCTCTATCCCTCCTTATTCAGCTTCAGCGTTGATATAAACCCCTTCTTTACGATTAGGAATTAAGAATAAATCCCCATATTTACGAATTTGATATAAGAAACCATCACCAGCAGTGTGTGTTCCTTCTGGCCATAATTTAATATATTGATGTCTATCGCAAGCTAAAATTGATTTTGGATGAAATAAGATGAAGTTGATTTGTTTTGCTGTAACACCTGGTTTGCATCCATCGCTGAAATCATATTTAGTTTTCATACGTGCTGATAAAATTGGTTTGATTTTTACACCATCTAAATCAACAATAGTTCTTTTTACTTTTCCATCATTTGATCCATTAATATTTAAATATCTTTGTAATTCTTTGGCATCTTTTAAATATTGGTCTACTGTTGGAGTTACATATAAAACACGCCCTTCTAAAGGAACACCGTCTTCTGTCATATCTTTCATTCCTGTATCGATAAGAGTTAAGATGTTTTCAGCAGATGGAACAGTGTTATCAATAGTTCCACTGTGTGTTTGCATTTCAGCATATAATTTTGAAATTCTATAGCAGTCAGTTTCAGGAATGTCTTGTTGTGTTTCAAATTCATTAGTTACATTTGCTGCTGCTAAAGTTAAATTTGATTCATCAACATCCATTTTGTCTACAAAGAATTCAACATCACGATCATGTTTTAATACAAATGTTTGCCAATCATTTTTTACTGATTGTCTGTTAAATCCACCGTTTCTTGAATGATCTTTATAACCGGCCATTTCAATGAAAGGTAATTTAACTGTATTTGCATTAACGAATTTGACTTTTTCAGTGGTCATTTCACTTGTTAATAGTTCTCTTGTATATTTTTGAACTAATTGTCTTTCAAATTGAGTTGCATAGTTTACTGTATTTGTTACTCCTGCCCTTATTGTTTCCTCCTAAATGTTTCCAAATATTTCACTAATTTTATCTTTTTCTTCTTGAAGTGGATTTTGTTCTTGCTGTTCCGGTGCTCCAAAAGAAAACTGATTTTGTGTTTGTTGTTGAGTTGCCTTTAATTCAGGCATTACTTTTAGTAATTCTTCAATAGCAGTTTTAGCCATTTCCTCACTATAGTTTCCTGATTCATCCGTAACATCAGCAACATCAATCATTCTACATGCATAGACTAATTTAGATGGATTGACACCATCAATAGCCATTTGTGCTTTTAATTCAGCTCTTGCTAATTTATCAACTGTAATACCAGTAGATAAATCTCTTGGTTCTTCCTCAACATCTTCTTTATTAGGATTTTCTTCGCCATCAACTGATACATCTTCGGTTGAAGTTTGTTTATCTTCTCCTGGTACATCATTTTCAGCTACTTGTTCAGAACCTTTTGTATACTTCTTTCTAGCTCTAGCCATCATTGCATCGACTTGTGCTTGAGTATACATTTTTTCTTTACCATCTTTATTTTCGCCTTTGATATCGGCTCCCTCATTTTTAGAATCAATTGAAGGATCATCATTCTTCGATTCATCTTTTACATCATCAGAATTACCTTTTGTTTCATCCTTTACTTGATTTTCAGTTTGATCAACTGTTTCTTTACCTTTGGTTTCTTCTACATCGTTGCCAAAAGCATTGCTAATTTCTTTTTCATCAGCCATTTTCTTTTCCTCCTCAACTTGTCATACGGTGTTGATAACCTCACGATGTTTCTTTTGTGCCTAACATTCAAAAGGCAAAATAAAAAGCAACTATTACTTAGTTACTTGTTTACACCCCTTATATTTACTTTTTTTGGTGGTGGTACATAACATTTGACAGTTACATATCTTTCTCGACCACATATCATACATATCTTTTGCTCTTTTTTTACTAAAAGATGTTTCTTCTTGTTGTAATACTGTTCACTTCGACCAATGTATTCTTCATGGTGATGCGGTCTTAAACCTTGTGACATATAAATCTCCTTCCTTAAATCTGAGTAAAATAAAAACCGATTTAAAATCGGCTTCTTAATACTTATCCCTAATTTTACAATTATTACATATCTCTTTGAAATCATTAATTTCTCTAATTTCTTTTGGTATTGTATGATCCGGTGCTCCATCAGTACAAACCATAACGATATCAAAACAATTTATGACTTCAATTATTCTTTTATACAATGGACAATAAACATGATTATTATCTTCCATTTTTATCTAGCACCTCCAATATTCTCAATACATCTTCACTATATTCTCTCTTAGCGTACGCAGTTCTTATAAGTTTTGATTCATTATCAACATAAACCGTTCCATGTTCACTGTAATATCTAGTAAATCTACCTTTCCATACAACTACTGAAAGCTTAGCATTTTCAATCCACTTCAATGATTGCTCTTTTGTCACTTGATGTTGTCTTTCCACGTTGATATGTTTTTCATCAAAAGCATAATCACTAATATTTTTAGGAATATCCGGCTCTAAATTTACAACTGCTTTCGGCAATTTAAGAATGTTCTTTATTTCTAATTTAAGTATATCATCTTTTTCTTCTGTAGTTAATGGACCTAGCCTATCTTTTTCTCTTAAGCTGTTACGTTTGAATTCAGGATGTTCCATCAAGAAGTTACGCATTTCTCTTTGTAAATCTCTCAACTTCCTGCTTTCATCTTTTTTGTTTTCAGGATCAACAGTTCCTTTAACAATTCTCTTTTGTTTTCTAATCTTATTTTCCAACTGTCTTTGTATTTGCTCGTTCTTATAATTTTCAAGAGCTTTTTCACTTGCTACTTTTTTAGGTATACGAGTGACACCCTCAATATAATTAATAAGTGTATGCCGACAGTTAGGATGAAGAAAACCGGCTTTGATAGCGGTACTTAACAACTTATAATTGTTGTTATTTGCTATGTATTCTTTGCTAGGATGAGCGAAAACATCATCTATAAGTATTTCTCCCTGCCAAGGAATACAAAGCTCACAAGCGTTCGCATGAACCGATACAAGTATCAAATATGTTTTGTACTCGTCTCTTTTTGTGCCCTCTCCAAGAAAAGTTGCTCTTTGCGATGCAGTTCTTAAACACATTTCCGCATACGTAGCAATATTGACTCGTCTACCATTTTGATAAGTTATACAGTTGATTCCTCTTTTCAAAAAATTCTCACTTGCCATATCAATAGCTTTTTGAAGGCTTATTGCTCCTGCAGATAATTGAAACTCCGTATTATGGATAACTTGTCTAAAGACATCATCCATTTGTCGATAGATTGCTCTATCAGCATTTTTAAAATCATTCGTTGTTGCTTCAATTAAAGCATTCAACTTCTTTTTATTTGTTCCAAAGAAATGACTTACAGCAGGAGGTCGCATGTTTACTTTTCCAACATTTTCTCCATCTTTGGGAAGATTGATACCTTTTTCAACATGTTCCTCTCCTTGATCATACGATTTTTCAAGCACTTCTTTTATAGCATCTTCAACTTCTTTGCTATAGGACTTTGTAATTTTAAGAACTTCTTTTCTATACTTTTCAAGATTTCTCAATGTGGCGCTTTGCCACATTTCCCATGAAAAGCCTAAATCTTTTTCTTCTTTGGCATGTCTTTTTAAATTACGATAAAAAGAGTCGATGAGTTCAAGTTCCATGTTCTCATAGATTCTTTTCAAAGAATAAGGATCATTCTCTTTTTTCTTTTCTTCTTTTTCATCCATCAGTAATTACCAATATCATCAAAAGAAGCCGCTATTGGTTCAGCTACTTCATAGCCATCCATAGCGTTCAATCGTTCAATTTCTTTTTTCTTTTCATCCTCATCCATCGTATCGCCATATAATTCATCAACGACTCTTTCATTTGACATGATTTTATATGACTTAGCTTTACCAATCGTTTCAACTGTCGCTTCAAAGCTAGGATTTGCATATTCACCAAATTGAACATTTACTTCATATTCCTGTTTTGGTCTTTCGTTTGCTAAATCGTATAGCTCTAAAGCAACTGCAACGACTTGAGGGATAACTTTTTCAGCTACTTCAATGATTCTACTTCTCGTATAAAGAGTTGCTTTTTCTTTTTCTCTTTGCGCTTCGGCATTGTCTAGTTTCTTAACATCAATACCTAATGTACTTGGAGAAATCAAACCTTGTAAGCAAACGTCTAGAGTAGTTGTATATGCCATCATCAATCCTTCATAATCCATTTCAGGATTTTCTACATCAATTGTAGGTGCGACACCTTCTGTACCTGTAGGTCCTTTTACTTTGATAAATCTTCCATCAAAGGGATTAGGCTTTAATGTTTCACCTGTTTCGGGATTTTTAGGAATCATTTGCTCTGGAATGTACTGTTTAGTACGGTTATCTCTTGATGCTTCAATGATTTGGCTATATGCTTCATCGAATGCATCAAAGCTATCATCCTTACCATCAAATAAAGATTTACCACGTCCCTCATATTTTGATGACTCACCAAGAATAACAGGAACACACATAAATCCTTTTTCACTCTTTTTAAAAGATTTAAGCCCTCTAAATTCAGGATAATCCATAACAGAAACTCGTTTTCCTACATCATTTGTTAGCATGTATGAATATCCATATTCAGTATGAATTTCATGTAAAGTAAATTCACTATCATCGATGAGATAAGGAATTTTAAATATGATCTTGTTTATCTTTCCGTGTCTATAAACAAAATCAACTCTGTTTGCTGGATAAAATTCAGCTATTGGATATTTGCTTTCGTTTGGATGATAAACAAAACGAATTGCTCCATCTCCTAAAACCATTGCTTTTTTAAAGGCATTTTTAAAGAAGTTTTTAGGAAGTTCTTTTTCAATTTCTTCCCATATTTCTTTTGCTTCATCATTGTTAAATTCAAACTTTCCAACATCACCAAATGTAATATCCGCTAGAGTATCAATGATTAATCCAGGCAATCCGCTATGAATCTTTCTAAAATCAACCATATTAGATGATTCTGATTGCCAAAAGCGAACGTTCCCCATCATATCATCATACTGTGTATAGAATTGATGAAGTTCACTTGCTTCACCCCTATACCAAATACTATTTTTAAAGCAGTTTGTTTCATGGTCCATTGTTTCAAGGACTCGAATAGTAGAAGGATTGGCATTTTTATCTAACATCAGCCAGCTTCTTAATTTGCTTTTAATTTTGTCTGTTAATCCCCTTTATCCATTCCTCCTATCAAATGTTTGTATGGAATCCAAGAATACTGATCCGCATTGATTGTGTGGTCGTTTGCATCTTCGGGTTCCGCTTTATCTTCTTTCCAAGAGTAAGTGTTCAATTCATGAATGTTTTCAACACACTCATCAACAATCAAATAATCATCATCTTTCATCCATCCTTGTTGCATGGCGATACGATCAATGATTGTTAATTTCTTCCATGCGTTGTAGAAATCATAGATCGAACCTACTTCATTGTTATACTTAATCAATTCATTCATTGTCGCTTGGTCGGCACTATCAATAAAGACATCCCTTGCGAATGCATCTCCATTTGCTACCCATCGTTTTCTATTTCTTTCTAGAAACGCAATTAAAAGTGGAGGCACATCACTAGGGGCAATAGGATTTTTACCCTCATGCTCTAAATCTCTATTGTTATAGACTTCCTCGGCAAGTGTGATTTTCTTTCTTGTATCGGTTATTCCTGTAAAAATAAAAGCGATTTTATCATCGCTCAATCTTGAATATGATGTATCGACACCACACGAAAACTGTACATAGTTAAATTCTTTGGCTTGATTAGCAGTAATAATATGTCTATCAAGCAAGTTAAATACAAGTCCAGTTGCTCTACCTCTTAAACCTTGTATCTTGTTCTTGTACATTTTTGTACCCTCTGGCACTGCATCAATCTTCTTTTGAATAGCTTCTTTAGTCAATGATGCATTGTCATAGAAAGTAAAGTACCAATGAACCCACAGTTTAACAGGTGGTTCATTTAATTGCTCTAATAGTTCTTTTGGATAATCCTTGATATATTTCTTTAATGGCCTACTTTTGTTGATGAACTCTTTATAAATAGGCAAATCAGGATCATCCGGATTTGATGTAGTCATCATATAATCACATCTATGGGTTATTTCTCGTAAGAATTCCATGTCCGCGATATTAACCTCATCAATGAATACACATCCCATTTGAGAACCTAAGACCTTTTTCCATTTGGTTTTGTTATCATAACCACAAACGTAAATGACTTTAGTTCCTTTTGCTGTTGAATACTCAATGTGAGGAAGTCTTATCTTCCCTTTACCATTGCTATAATATTCAGTCACACCTTCAAATTGGTTAAGCAATCCCATTTCACTATTGATAATGTTCTTTTCAACTGTTCCTAAATCTGCACCAGCAATAACATGATCCTTTTTATCCGACATGGCCACTCTCAACATAAATTTAGGAATGCCTACTGTTGTTTTACCTGCAGCAGTTGTTCCTTCTAAATATTCTCTTTCACATATACATGTAAGAAAATCTTTAAATTTAGGCGATAAAACTAAGTTAGTCACTTACATCATCTTCATCTACTGGAATCATTTGTTTAACCAATGCTTCAATATTAGAGATTGATTGCTGTTTCTTTTCTTCACTTTCGTTATTAACATCTACCTTTTCAGTGAATATTCCATATCGTTTACCAAGAAGTTCAGCAGCCTTTAGTTTTTCTCTTTCATCAGGTGGCTTAACAATGACCTCTTCGCAACCATCACCACATCCAGCAAGTACACTCGATTCACTTTCGCCACGCATTACTGATGTTAGATATTCAATGACTTCTTGTGCGGATGCAGTTCTTTCATTGTGCATCCTTTCAAGTTCTTCATCGATATATTTTCTAATATCCTCTCGTTTTAAAAGTGAATTTGCTCTTGCCGATGCCGAATTGGTCTTAGCGTTTGGATATGCTACTAAATAGGCACGTGTGCCATTCATATCAATCAGGTATTCATCCGCAAATACTTTATGTTTTTTATTCCTTGACACACCTCCTAATAATTTCTATTGGTTGCAGGAACAGGTGTCGAACCTGTAATACCAGCTAAGGAGGCTGGCGTGATGCCATTTCACTATCCTGCGATATTATTTTGATAAAAATAAAAAGAGACCAATTATGATCTCTTTTTGAAATTTGAAAAGGGGTGTTCTCTTATGGCTTACACCACATTAATAATATATCACGTTTTTTTGACAATTTAGTCTTGAATTAGTCCAGAATTCGTTTTTTGGACTGCTTTAAGGTCTAAGACCATATCTAATATATTAAATGATTGATTTATAAGCTCATAGAACTTTGCTCGTGAGAAGCCGTATTTAAGTGCTTCCTGCTCACGTATCAAACTTTCTCCTTTTCCTGGATTGTTTGCATAAATAATAACTGCTTTTCTTTGCTCTTGATTAAGTAATGTTGCTATGCAGTTTTCTAATCTTTCGATTACAACTTTATAAGCATAGATATAATCATCATACGTTTCTACTTTTTCAAGGATTTTATTATATCTTTGAATAACGCTCATATGATTTGTTCCTGGCATTTCATTTGAATAAGTAATTGCTTTTCTATCATCTTTTAACTGATCGCGTGTTTCTTCCAAAAGTCTTTTTGTATCTTTCCACGCTTTCCAATGAATAATTTGGTACTTTGATTCCTGCATTTCTTTTCCTCTGAATTGCTATCTGTCCCTTATGAATTTAATCTTAACATTTCTTAATCTTTTTTTCTATTTATTTTCTTTGCTCTTTCTTGGGAATGTGGTGCTTTTCTTCAAAGCTTTCTACCTCTTCCTCAATTGCTTTCAATAAATTTTTTTCTCTTACTAAATCCTTTTCACTTGCGCCGGATCTAGTAATATAGTATTGCAATGCATGTTTAACTGTTTGTAATTTTCTATAATATGTTCCCATTTTTTCCATCTCTTACTGCAAACTAAACTGAATCCTCATCGCATCTTGTACTTGCCTCATATCGAATAAATGTATCATTAGATCCTGTGCTTTTATTTTTTCTACCGTCATAATTTGCTCAGGTAAAATATAATTAGTCTTACCGAGTATATTTAATGTTTTGTGCTGTGGCAAATCATGTACCCTAGTAGTCAAGGGAATAACGGTAATTAAAGAGCAAAACGCATTATTATAGTCATTACTAACTACTACACATGGTCTTTTGCCTCGTATGAAATATCCCCCCAGTTTTGATCTAATCCATCTAAATCAATCCAATATACATCACCGTATACAATTCTATTATGTATTTCCATTTTCCAAATATCTCCTTTTTTTATTTGCTGTTTGCATTCTTCTGTATTGATTAAACATTATTCAGTTCCTCTTACGTTTGGAATAGTAATCGGATAAAATCTATTTTCTTCAAAAGCTACATTTCCAAGAAAACCATTTTCAAAATTTATCCATCTAGTACTTAATAAACTAAATGGATGTTTATCACGTTCAAGCTGTATAAATGTTGTTTCTACCTTCGCACATTGCTTTAGCTCATTATCCCAAATATACATACTTGCTTTTATTTCTTCATATTTGAGAGGACGAGGCTGTTTAACCTCGTTCATAGCATCTTGATATCCTTTTTTGTATTGTTTTCTATCATAATTTAAAGCTTTTAGAAGTTCTTCTTTATTAACATTTACACCCACATTTGCTACAGCTTTTAAAATTGTTCCTTCTAGTTCAACATTCATGTCTCCATGAAATAGTTCTATTGGTGAATTATACATTATTAACACTCTCCATTACTTCATTATTCTCATTCCAATCTATTGCTTGTCCGCATTTTGTACAATAGGCTTGTTGTCCGACTAAGCTTAAACCACATGTCGGACACTTTCCAAATGTTATATCTATATTTAGATGTGGAATATTAAAAGGCTTGCTACACGATGTTTTTTTAGGAATTGCTTTTCTACTGCCTCCTGTAATATATTTGTGTTATTCAATAGGAAAATTAGCTTTTTATTTTCCATTCTTTTACCTCATTTTTCTATAAAATGTTACGTTTAACCTAGATATAATCATTTCGTTTAACCTAGAATTAAACGTAACTATTAAAATCTCGTAACCCTTATACTGCGTATGGTTTTAGAAGAATTTTATCTATTAAAAAGTTCCTGAATTTTTTTAGTGCTATTTTCTTGATTTACAAAGACTAGTAACACTACTCCCCCATCACTTCCATACTCAATATCAATATCAAAATTTTCAACTTCCAAATCAAGTACCTCTTTAGAAATTACCTCATAGAACTCTGGATTAAATTCCGCTATTTGTTGATAAGTATCACCATCTTCTTGACAACTTTTCCATATTGTCACTTTATTTAAAAATCCGTCTTTTTTTCTAAAACTTAAAAATTCTTTTACTGTCATTTTTTGTATTCTCCTTTATTAAATTTTTATTTCTATCACAAATACAGAGAATAAATTCATTCCCTCTGTAATGTTACTAGAATATATTTCCGTTACTTCTTTATTTTTGTATTCTTGGATAAGTTCTATTTCACTAGCGTTTATTTTTGCTAGTGAATTGCCTTTTTTATCAACAAGAAAGATTTTGCCAACTGGCTTAATCAAACGTAATAATTCATCCAAAATCATGTTGTTACCTTCTTTTTTATATATTATTTTTTTTCATATAGACTTCTTTTTAGTGAATCTATTTGATGTTTCAGCCTATTATTTTCTCCTCTTTTTATTCTTAATTCTTTTGAATAATTCGATGCCATATCACGATAACGTAATCTTTCAAAATCACACTGTTTGTATCTATTTTTTTGAAATTCCAATTCAGAAGATAGTCTCATAACTTCATCATCCTGTACAGTATTTTGCAATTTATTTTTCAAAATAGAATTTTCTCTTTTTAAGCTCTTTATTTCATTTTTTAAAGGAATAAATCTATCATCAGCCCATTCAATCAACAATATTCTTAGTTGTTCAACCTTATTCAATGCAATAACACCTAATTTATTGATTAAAACAATGTAGGCTGATTCAATGATTGCTCTAAATTTTGAATAAAATTCATTCCTGTTTTAAAGTAGCTTTCTTTGATTTCACAACCAATCCCATTTCTATTTAATTTCACTGCCGAATAAGGAACTGACATGACTCCACCAAAAGGATCAAATACAGTTTCACCTTCGTTTGTATACCATTTAATTAAATACTCAATCAAATCTAATTGAAGTGGTGTCATATGCTTTTCATCTTTTTCTTCTTTAGCGATTTTTGTATTTAAAACATTTGTTCTTGACACTTTTGGTGATTCTTTGCCGATTCCCCAACATGGGCTTGCAAGTCGAGTCCATTGATGAAATTCATCATCTATATTTTCATGTTTGACATGCACCCATTCATCTTCACGCTCATGTTTTTGCATCAAGATAACATAATCTGGCATTCCTGTTCTTGTGATTTCCGCAAATTTCTTATATGAATTCCATAAAATAGATGCTGATTTTGTACGGGTAGCTTCAATTTGAGGATCTTTAAATACTGTAATCTCACCGTGATATGTCCATCCAAATTTTTGGAAAGCTTTGATTACCATACCTCTAAAGTCAATCAATCCCATTGCTCCATCTCTTCCTTTAAAAGTCGGAATCTGCATAACATGTAACGCAATAATTCGCCCAGGACGAGTAATTCTATAGAGCTCTGGAATTAAATATTCCATTTGCTGAAAAAATTCATCTAGATCTTTGACATTACTGAAATCTCTAGGATCATCACTGTACGTATAGAGATTTGCAAAAGGAATTGATGTAACTGTTAAATCGATGCAATCATCAGGTAGCTGTCTACATACATTGACACAGTCATCGTTATATAATTTGTAACTCATAAAAAGCTTGGTATTTCAATCTTTTTTTCTTGAAACACCTCATTCACCTCTTTTCCTTCAAAATTTAGTAACTGTATTTCTTGAACTGACATATCCATTTGATTTTTTAGATTATGTTGCAATTCTTTCTTTTTATTTACCGTTTCCAAAATATGCATTTCAGTTGTTCCTAATACGATGTAAGAATAGACATCTTGTTTTTGCCCAAATCGATAAATTCTTCTCAATGCTTGATGATAATTTTCATATGAATAGGTCAATCCACAAAATATGACGTTATGACATTTTTGGAAGTTCATTCCATAACCGAAAATCTTCGGTTTTGAAATCAAAACTCTTATTTTCCCGTTTTTAAAATTCAAAGCACATCTTTCTTTTCTTTGAGGTTTATCACTGCCTCTAACTTCAACTGCTTCTGGAATGTATTTTTTCAATAGATCCGCTTCTAAATTCGTATCACACCATATCAAATACTGTTCATCATCTTTCAATGCTATTTCCGCACATTTTTGAGCTCTCAGATCCGCTGTTCTATTCTTTTCTTTGTGAAATGATGTAGCTGATGTTCCTATTTCTCTAAACAATCCATGTTCAAAATCATCATCGATTACATCAATATCAATCATGATGTTTTGTTCAATCAGTTTAGGAAGTGTATAATAATCTGCTTGATAACCTAAATTCTTAGGACTTTCGATGTTGACCGACCAGTTACAACACCATTTATAAAAGTCTTTTGTAGCATGTCCTTTTAAGCGATATGAACCTGTTTTCATATCATTGATAAAATAAGTTGCTAATGCCTGTGCGGTTGTCATAATTCCTAGAAAATCCGCATGATTCAATAATTCCATCAAATCGTTAGGTGCTGGAGTTGCGGTACAACAAAGACGATATTCCGTATCTTTAAAAGCATTTGTCAGTTGTACTCTTGTTTTACCTGTAAAGTTTTTTAAAACGCTTGATTCATCCAAAACGATTCCAGCAAATAAGCTTGTATCAATATTATCCAACTGCTCATAATTAGTAATATAAAGCCCGTTATCGATTGAAAAATCATCTCTTAATACTTTTACTTCATAACCTAGCAATGGAGCTTCTTCATATGCGGTTTGAACCGTTACACCTAAAGGAGCAAGTATGAGAATAGGTTTATTTGTTTCTTTATTTACTTGATGTGCCCATTCTAATTGCTGCAATGTTTTTCCCATCCCACACGCTTCAAATAATGCAAATCTTTTCTTTTTGAGTGCTTTTTTAACAATGGCTTTTTGGTAATCGAATAAAACAGGATTTAGAGCATCCAATTCAATATCAATTCCATCCGTTTCTTCTACTTTCTTTTTTGATTCTAAAAATTCTTGATAGTTCATAATGCACCTCCTAAAGTGTATTTGTAAGCATAGAGTTATCTATTATTCTTCTATGACACCAATCATTGATAAAAGCCATTTCAGTTATAGTTGGTTCTTTATTGTCATATCCTCTAGCCTGCAAAAGAATCTTATTAACTGGATCTATTTCAACAGTAACAAGTGATTTTTCTTTTTCTTGTTGTTTTCTAACAAAGAATACTGCAGATTGATGCGCTGCAATTTTAGGAATGTAATTTCTAACGCAATGGTTCATTTGGCTTGATTCGTTTACTAATTCCTCAATACTTCTTGCAGCTCTAATGATATAATCATAATTTTCGTAATTGTAAGGTTTTATCATGTTTTCAAAATCTATGATTTCCTGTTCGTACTCTTTGTTGTCAAGTATCTCAAGGTTATTGAACATCTTGTCATGTTCTTTTTTTAAATCCTTTGGAAACAGTTTGCTTTTATCTATATTCACATGGAGTTTTTCAAGAAAATCAATGTAATCCATCCAAAAAGAGAAGTCACGTTTTTGCTTTTTTAAATATTGGATTGTTTTTTTATCATTGGCATAATGATTTTTACTTTTTCTATATCCAACTTTTAACGCATCTCTTGCATACTCTATATCAGATGTATTTAAATCAACCATCATTTGCATTTCATATTTGTCCGGATTGATTTTTGACCATATTCTAAAAAATCTTTTATTTTCTTTTAGAAACTTTCTTACATCTTCGACATCGTTTCTTCCCATATAACGCATGATCTGTCTAAAGTATTTTGTCATTCCCATTTTGTAAATCATTTCTATTTCAGGAAACATGTTATAAATAAAGATATAATCTTCTAAATACCACTTCTTAGATATTTCTAAAATATTCGCATATTTATATTTTGATCTTTCAATACATTTTTTCACATTGCTTCCAATAAAGTAACCTGCTTTTGGAACCTCTGCTTTCCATCTATAGGCATCTGTTAATTCTTTCCACCTATCTTTTTCATTGTATTTGAATGAAACAACATAGTTATTGCAGTTAACATATCTTTTAACCGATAAATTTTTGTCTAAATTCCATCGAAATACTTCTAAAACTTCATGACTAATTTTTAAAAGCTTTTTATTGTACATTTTTTTAAATGAAAATGTTCTTAAAATAAGCTCATTTCTTTTATTCAATGTTGTAATTGTTAAAAAGCAACAATAATCCATTAAATTTCTATTTTTTCTATAAACTTGAGACTTTGATTTACAAATAGGACATTTCTTATACTCATTTATTTTGATTTTTTTATCTTGATGTATTGAGTTACAGCCTGTACAGAAATATGTATGATCATCTAATCTAATCAGCTTATTCCATTTATCTCTTTTTGCCTGTTTATTTCCTTCTTTTATCAGATAATCAATATTTTTATACTTAGGTATATTAATTAATTCATCAACGACTTCTTTTTTTGTTACTTTCATAAATCAAAACCTATTTGCATGTCATTTACCTTTGATTTTTTCTTTTTAACAGTTCTTTTTGGCTTTGTTTCCTGTTTCATCTTTTCAATTTCTTGTTTATAGGAATCGCACTGCATTTGTAAAAGCTGCATTTTACTGTTTTCTTTTTCATCATCATCATTTGCATTACCAAGATTCATTAGCATGATGTTTTCCATTTTCTTTTTAATTGCATCCATATCAATGTCTTCATCAAGATAATGCATTACTATTCCATATAATTCTTCATCTGGACCAGTAACACATGCCATACGTTGATTGCTTTTTCCTTCCAAATGCTTCACATAGAGCTCATGACCGATAAAAAGCATCATGTCATCAATGTTCTTATTTTCTTTTTCTAGCAAGTTACTTGTATCGTTTCTCGATAAAAGATAGTTTTTAATCATTACAATCATTGAATCATTGCTATTTTCTAGCTGCTCTTTGAAACTCATCTATACCCCTCCTTATCTTTATATCCAATTCATCTCTATATTTTTTTTGGATGATGAACAATTCATCTTCCGTTATTTCTCTAACTACTCTAAGTCTATTTGTAGATGCTCTAGTATCTAATCGATCATCAGTAGAGAGCAATCCTAGTGCTTCTACAATACAATAACGATTTCCTTGATTTTGAGGATAATACTGTAAGACTCCAAAGGGTTCCATGCAAAAATGCATACCGTTTTTAGCGGTTTTAGGATCTCCTTCAGTTTCATAGGTCTTGCCAACCTCAAACTGCATATTTCTACATCTAAGATTTTTATCAAAGCCCTTATATCCGTATACTCCCATTACTTCACCTTCTTTGGATACATCATTAAAACTGCCCTGTGCGATACTTCATCTATTCTTGTAAGTCTATAGCCTATCAATCTATATTTTTTTGAATATTTTGTTTCAAATATATGCATCATTTCATCATAATCCATACAATTAAAAGTAGCTTTCTTGTAGGTCTTTTTCATGCTATTTCCTCTATTTTTTGTTACGTTTAACCTTATATTAAACGTAACTATATAAATCTCTCAAAGTCTATATGTATCAACACTTTCAAGAGATTTTTAACATTAAAAACTTCTTTGGTTTTTTGAACCTTTTTTTAATAGATACTGTAGTCAATTCTAACCATCAAACATCCTACTATCTTATCGTCAACTAGTGTATATGTCGACGCAATAGACAACACTTCTTTGTCCTGAAACACTTCAAGCGTGTTGCTTATATCAGGTTTACTTAACACCTGTAGCGGTTCTTCATGTTTTCCGTTTATAAACATTTTCCCTATCGGTGACATAACCATTACCAAATCTTTTAACTTCATTTTTTTATTTCTCTCTTTCCAAGTATGTTTAATGTATTTTCAAATTTTAATTCCAATTCCTGCGCTTCAAATAGAATGCTCCCAACATCGTTCAATGTCATATTTCTTATGCCAACCACATCCAATGCTATAGAACCGTTACAAAGATAAATTTTCATTGCTTGTGTAAATAATCTCTTTAATCTATACATATTCAACGTTTCGATAGCATCACGAGGTGGTACAGATACCGTCACAATTTTTTCAGTTGTTGTATAGCTGCTATTTGTAATTTCATCTTCTTGAAAACGGAATGTAAATTTTACTTGCATATTTCTTCATCCTTTCTAGTATTTGATAGCTTCTACTTTTCGCTTCTTTTCTTGTTGAGAAGTGTTTGTATAGATAGCTGTTGTTTGTATAGAACTGTGTCCCATGATTTTTGCCAACTCCGATAACGAAGCTTGTCCATTTTGATGAACCCATTGAATTCCAAACATATGCCTAAAAGCGTGTGGATGTGCTTTTTCCAGTGAAATTCCTTTGCATTTACCACATATCTTCTTTATCCTGTTTTGAATTGTCTTTTTTGAAAGCATTTTTGTTTTATCATCGACTCCCGGAAACAAAGTTCCCTGCTCAATGTTATTTTTCTTTGCGTATTTCAAAAGCTCTCTTCTTAAATCACTTCTCAAAGGAACTTGTCTCAATTTACCTTTGTTATAAACTTCAATATAACCTTTCTTCTCCTGGATGTTTTCAAAAGTGAAGAACTTCAATTCACTTAGTCTTATTCCTGTATAGCCGAAAATCTTCATGATCATATACATGTCTTGGTATCCTAATTGTTTAGCCATTTTCAGCATTCTTTTAAATTCACTTGGCTCAAGAACATTTTCAAGTGAAGTCTTTTCTTGCTCTCTAATGGGTTTTAAAGAATAATTGTCTGAAATATGCTTTTTCAACATCTTCTTGGAGTAGGCATCTACTTCAATCAACTCAATATACTTCATAAATTTATTAATGATGATAATGTAATTGTTGATTGTCTTTGTTGCATACTTTTTCTGCATACTTTGTTTGTATGCAATCATGTCCTTTTTAGAAACCTCTTCATTTTCAATCGATTCAATAAATTTTGTAAGAACAAGTCTATATTTTTCATAAGTTGATTCGGCCTTTTCATCCATGATCTCATCATCGATGAAATCATCAATGTACTTTTCCATCATAGTTTTAGTGATCTTGATGTTAATCCTTAACAATTCATCCGCCATATCAAATATTTCTCCTTTCACATCTCTCCTTTTTATTCTTTATTTTCATTTGTACATATATGTAGTACATATGATTGGTCTTGTTGTATCTCACTTCATGACTCAAATACTGTTTTGCTTTGTAATTGGTGTTCATGTATTGAGATATCAACGAGCTGTCACTTATCATCTTGCTGATTTTCTTTCTTGAAAATACTGTGTAGCTTTTTCTTTCTATAGGCTGTTTCAATCCCTTTGATGATTTCCATCGTTTTTTTCCTTTAGGATCCTTTGAGATGTAATTGGCAATACCGGTCAAACCAAATTCATCCGGTTCAAGTTCTTCTATTTCAGTCCTTGTTCCGTTTTTCCAAAGGCTTTTCATAACCTTTCTATCAATCCCTTTTTCTATCAGCAGATGATGATGAAGCCTTATTTTTTTCTTTGGATCGTATTCAGTTACATATATCCATTTTGCATTAGGCAATCCAACTTTCCTTCTTCGATAGTTGATTTTTCTAATGTACTTGTAGACTTCTTTTTCAGCTTCTTCTACTGATGGTGGCAGGTTTTCGTTAGAATAGGTTAAATGAATAGCCCAGTCATCTAAATCAAAATTTGCATTGATCAATCTTATCAATCGTTTTCTTGCATTTTTTTCATTTAAATTCTTCTGGGCTTTCTTTGATGGCTTTTTAGGTGGCTTGTACTTTTCAATGTCTTTCTTATTAAAGGTTGGATAAATTTCCACCTCAAACTGATTTCCTGATTGAATTGTCTTTGTTGTGTAATGATGGTCTATCTTGTTTGTTCTTAACAGTTCCTCTATGTATTTATCTTTTAGTGTGTCAATTGGAACATCATATAAATTCTCATAGTCATACTCTATTTCAGTACGTTTCCTTTTTGACGACTTGTTAATATCCATTACAAGCTTAATTAAGACACTCTTTTACACATTTTCCATTGATTACATCTATGCTTTTACGAATGCATATGCTATAATCAAGTTGTCAGGAAAAAGTATAAAAAGGTGTCGTCAATATTTAATTGATGACTTCTTTTTTTATGAGAACTTTTCAACAATGAAATCATGCATTTTATCATGATCATCATTATTTAATGTGTCATTTACCGCTAAAAGAAAATTGATTTTTCTAGAACCTGCATTATAAACTGCCCATGCACATCTTGATAATTCAACGGAATCCCTCAAAGCATATTCCTCAACCGTATCATCAAAAGTATCTCCATCTTCGATAAATTGATGTTTTCCTCCATGCCAGTTTGCAACCATAGTCAGCCAATCCTTAAATACATTTCTGTAAGTGTATCTTTTTTGTATGATGTTTATTTGATCAACAACATAATCTACATACTTCATATTCCTTCTCCTTTCTATCGAATAAAAATAGGCTATTATTGAAAACATACAAATCATCATTCACTAACTCTTCGCTGAGTTTTAATTTTTTGGAGGTAAAAACCGGTATTGAATAATAGCCTATAGAGCATTTATTAGCTCTTAGCAAACATAGAACAGAACATGGCTTTTAAACATAAGAAGCTCTATATTTGCTAAGAGATAACAGATGTCATCTCTTAATTTATTTTTGAAAGTTTTTTTAATATTTCTTTTCTCATTTCTTCGTTCTTTTCATCCATTTTTTCAATAAGACAATCCGCAAATTCTTTTAGACATTTTGCTGCAGGTCTAAGCATTCTATCCAATTCTTCATTGGAGATTTCTAAATTCTCTAAGAGTACTTTTGTTAATTTAGTACCTTGAACTCTGCATTTGATTCCTTCATTGGAAGTAGCTACTAATTCCATAGCTATTAAATGTATGTCTGGTAGCTCCCCCTCTCTTTTCTTTAATCCTTCAACGATTGCATCTAATAACTCATCCATATTTAATTTCTCCTTTTCAAATAAACTTCTGTTACTTGCTTTTCCATTTTTGGACTTTCTACGAAAACATCTATCTTTCTCCCCTTAATTGTTCCTCCGCAGTCTTGCGCAACGTATTCATTGCCATTAATCAAGACTATTGATCCGTAGGGGATGACTGCAGGATCTACCGCAATAGTTTTTCCTTCGATTGCATTGACTCCTGTAGATGTCAAACGTCCATACTTATCTTCTCCCGGCCAGTAAAACGTTATCGTAAACCGCCCTAGAGCTTTTCATTTGTTCATTTCATCAACTTGTTCTTGAAGTTGATTCTTTTCTACTTGAACACACTCATACATAGCTTTGTATTGAGTGTATTCATTGATTTGATTTTGAGCATCATTCAACTCATCTTTATAAAGTTGCATTTGAACCGATTGTTCTTGATACTTTGCTTCTGTTGTTTTGGCTTTAACAAATCCAACCCCACTCATAAGAAGTGCTACGACAAATGCGGATAAAAGAACGATTTGCCCGTTTCTTGTTAATTTCATATTGTAATTCCTCCTGAATTTTTCTATAATGTTTGTGGTTATATTTTTGCTGGTGCGGTTTTCGCATCGGCTTTTTCTTTTTCTAGAGCGTTAATCAAAGCTTCCGCTAAATCCTTTTTTGAATTAGGGAAACTTTCCCCTATAAAGTTGAATAGCGCAGTCACTAATGCATCTGTTGGATTTTGACGATAAGTTGTCATATATTCCTCAAATGCTTTTCTAGGAATATGAGGGGTACGTCGTCCGCTCTCATTAACAACAACAGCTCCCGGAAGAACATTTTGTTGAATAGCATTTAGAATAAATTCTCTGCTCTTGTGCATACGCTTCATGCATTCTTCTATTGAAATATTTTCATTGTCCTTTATTTCCATCTTCTTTACCTCTTCGTGCGTGATTTAAAACAGGTACAAAAACTCCAACAAATTCTTTGCTATAGAAAGTTGCAGTAACAATTCCTGTATAAAGACCTACATCAATAATTGCTTGCAACCTTGTGATTTGTTCGTCCATTTTAGACAATGTCACATCCATTTCATGCAGTCTTTTAACAGTGTCAGGAATTGCACATTCCTTAAATGTTTTTGATGAAATTTCATATTTACGAATAAGTTCTAAACAAATATTCCTTTCTTTTATAAAGAACTCTTCATACAGTTCTTGCGGATCTTTATGTGCCATTTTGCTTTCGTCTCCTTTCTTTTTTTGCTACCCATCAAGGAACTAACTTCCCTGGTTCTGACGACTTAATTGTGGGACTAGTAGCAACTTTCTTCATTTTTTAGGTTTTTATCGAGAAATTAGCTCCTTGATGAGTAGCAGCTTTATTTCTAATACTTGGCATCAGCTACTTTAGAGTCCAATCTCATTTGACTTTCAAAAGCTTTCATTTGTTCTCTAAAGTAGTTGTCAGCTTTAAATTTGATTTCTAACCAATCATTATATGAAAGCCCATCTAAAGCTTTTAAGACTTCCTGCTTCTTTGCTAGATCCTTCATACTACACCTCCTTTTGTTCAACCTGCTTTGTTGTAGGTTTGACTTGTTTAGCAAGAACCATTCCTTGGCAAATATCAGCAACTCTACGTACTTCTGAATCATCTAATTTTTTAGTGATTGTAATTAAAGCGCCAAGCGCTTGTTGTTTGGTTCTTTGTTTTCTTTGTTCCATAAGTATCATTCCTTTCTTCTTTATTTGCTTAGAGCAATCAGCCAATGTGTTATCAAATTACTTAGAGATATTGCAGTTTCTACATTTTTTAGAATACTAGTTAAATTATTCTTCATTTTAATTAACATATTTTTGGTTTGTGTCATTTTTATTGACTGATTGCTATAAGAAAATAAAACTATTTCCTAACTTATTTCCGATATGACAATACATAAATATAAGATGTAGTAACCCGTGAGATATTTTATAGCGCTAACGTGTTCTCCATCCTTCGTTATCTCAGTTTTTCCTGACAGGAATATTGGATAAATGATCATAAAAAGTATTTTCGATAAATACAGTATTTTTGATATGAATTGCATATTTTCCTCCTTTCTATAAATTGTTTATTATTTTCGACATATTTCATTTCTTTCTTTATAATTAAGTTATCAATGCTCCCCAGTATTGAAATTCAATTAGAAAGAGGGATGAAATGAATGTGTTTTGAAGATGCAATTGATTTACTTAGCATAACTGTACCTTTTATTACTGCTGTACTTTTAGCTTGGATAAACAACAGAACTAGTAAAAAGCAAATACGAACAGATGCTCTGCATAAACGATTTGATGAATTTTATTTTCCGTTTTATAAAAAATACATATCATTAAATCTTTACTCTAAAGGCTGCGAATTGTCGCATATGGATTTACAAATTATAGGAGACTTTACATTTTTGTGTATTGATAACATGTATTTGATGGATTCAAATAGTCAAAAATATGTTCCACTTTTGTACACAGCGTATTTAAATCTAATTGAAATTAAGTCGGATATTTCAACAATATTAGATTTTGAACATCCCTTACTAAAAGATTATGATAATATTTTTAATCCACTGGCTAAATCAGTATTCGAAGAATATAAAGATATATGTAATAAGTTACAATTACCAAAACCTGCATTTTAATTTGTAGGTTTTCTTTCTTTTGCAAATAAATACATAATGAGCAACATAAAATCATTGGATAACAAATGCAGTAGATTCTTTTGATTGCTTCTATAGTGTTCATCTAATCTATCCTTTTCACTTTTGTTTCTACTTCCAAAATTGTTGGTATATTCTCCGAAATGTACCTTGCATCATTAACACTTACGCCTTTATCAGCTAATAAGTTAATAATTTCAATTACTATCTCATCCAATTCTGCGATTGTTTTTCGATTGTCCATTCAATATCTCCTTTCTCCGTTTTGAGTCCAATTTGTTCTTTTTTCTTTAATTTTGATAAATAATGCTATAATAAATCTTTAAGAAAGGAGGGATGAATATGCTAAGTCCTAACGCTGGAAAACAAGGTTTCTTGTACGATTCTTCAAGTAATACAATTCATGACTTATCCAATGAAACAGAAGCTTGTAAAATCATTTTGTTAAATAAAAGTGCTTGCCAAATTTGTGATTCAGAAAAGCAAGTAGATGACATTGCGTTATCAAGCACACTTACAAAAGCGATTAGATGTCCTTATTGCTTCCAAAAGTAGATTGTTCTAGCAATCTACTTTTTTATCTTCTTGATTTTCTTGATTAAAGTTCTGCCATACAGGTTTAGCTTTTTTCCAACCACCCTCGATCGTTTCTAATTCCTCCACCATGATTAAACAATCCTCCGGAAGAACCAGTTCGATTGGTCTTTTGAGAGCTTTATGGTTAACACGAATTTGATATTCCATCACATTCCCTCCTTTTTTTGTAAAGCTAATCACGTTTTTTTAATTTATTTACGTGATTATCACGTTTTACAATTATAATTTACTCTATATTCACGCTTGTGTCAACAACATAAATTTAAAAAACTTGAAAATCACGTTTTTTTGAGATAATATATTTCTTGAAAGGAGAGACTGAATGAACACACTTAATGAGAGAATTAAATATTTAAGAAAAGATATTCTTCATTTAACACAAGTTGAGTTTGGAAAAAAAATCGGTATTGCGGGTACAACTGTAACCGGTTGGGAAAAGCGCAATATGAAGCCAAGTGAAACCGCTCTTAAAATGATATGTAGTGAGTTTAGTGTAAACTACAATTGGTTGGTTGATGGGGATGGAGATATCTTCATTGAAGATGACAATTCAACTATTGAAATATTAAAAAGAGATTATAATTTGAGAGATGTAGAAGTTAGACTTATTGAAGAATTTTTAAAGCTTGATGAAAATGAACGTGATGTTCTCATAAATTACTTAGAAAGAGCTGTTGGAAAAGGTGAATAAACATGCAACAAATTGGAGATAGAATTTACTTCCTAAGAAAGCAGCTTAATTTAAGTCAAAGAGCTTTTGGAGAAAAGATTGGTATAAAGAAAGCTTCAATGAGTTCTATTGAAAAGAATAAAAGTAATCCTTCAACTCAAACTATCAAATTGATTTGCATTGAATTTAATGTGAGTTACGATTGGTTGCTTGATGGTGTTGGCGATATTTTTCTTGAAAACAATGATTCTATCCATGAAAGAATTAAATTTCTTAGAAAAAATGAATTAAAGATGACACAAATAGAATTTGGTAAACGATTAGGTTCTGCCGGACCTACTATTGTTGGCTGGGAAAAAGGAGATAGAACACCACCAGAAGCAACAATTAAATTAATTTGTAACGAATTCAATGTTAACTATGATTGGTTAGTAAATGGCGTTGGGGATATCTTTATTGAAAATAATGATTCTATTGAATTACTGAAAAATGATTATGATTTAGAAGATAGTGAAGTTAGAGTTATCAAAGCATTTTTAAACTTGAATAAAGTTGAACGTAAGGTTCTTGTATATTATTTAGAAAAAGCTTTTGGAAAAGATGGGCAATAATTGCCCATTGAATTATTTAGATTTTCTATAAAGCTTATGTACTGCTTTGTAGATAACATCTAGTAATTCTAGATCATCAATTTGCATCAATATTCTTGTGATGCATTTGATGTAGTCTTGTTTTGACATGACACTCACCTCCTGAGTGTACATTTTAAAGAAGTTATAAAATGGAGATTTGATTTTGGATATTATAAAGAAAATCTTTTATAAAAAAATAAAATCACCCTGCTTGCAAATAGAGTGATTTTATCAGTTCAAATGAACTTATATGGGTAAATGTAAAAGATTTTCACCTTTTACGTGTCAATTTTATCATAAAAACACGTTCAAGGAAACCAAATAAAAGAAGGGACGTGTTTTTATTATGCCTAGAAAAACAACTTATGCTCGTAGGCCGAATAATGCCGGTACTGTCGTAAAGTTATCAGGAAAAAGAAGAAAACCATACTGTGCAAGGGTTTCTAGTAATGAATGTGATATTTGGACAGGAAAAAAGAAACAAATTGTTATAGGAACTTTTGAAACTAAGCTTGAAGCTCTAAATGCTTTATCTCTTTATCAATTAGCTGCTAATAAACAAATAAATGATGAAGAAATAAAAGAACTATCTCCTAATATTTTTAATAGGATTAAAGAAAGAAAAAATACTCAAACACCAACGTTCAAAGAAATCTTTGATATTTTATATAAAGAGGAATTTTCTTTGTTATCAGATTCATCTAAACGCGGATATAATTCATGGATCAAACATTTTAAAATAATATATGATAGAAAGATAACTGATATAACATTACAGGATTTACAATATGTTTTTGATAATGATACAAGCGCACAAGGGACAAAAGTTCATATGAAAGTTCTTTGTGCTAAGATATTCAAATACGCAGTTATTCATCAATATATCGATCGTGATGATGACTATACAGAATACATTAAATGTGGAAAAGATGAAGGAACTAAGAAACACTATGCATTTTCATATGATGAGATCAAACGTTTGCAAGAAGCGAATAATGATGTGTCTAAGATTATACTCATTTATATTTTTAGTGGCTTACGAGCAAATGAGCTTTTAAATATTGATAGAAATGATATACATATAGATGAAGTATGCAATGATGACGGAATTGAAAGAAAGGTATCCTATTTTTATACAGGTTTGAAAACCGAAGCTGGTAAAAATAGAATTATACCAATTCATGATAGTATAAAACCATTCGTAATCGATTTGCTACTATGTGATAAAAAGAGATTGATAGACCAAAGCTACACTAACTTTATTGATAGTTATTTTAAACCATGTTTAGAAAATCTAAACATGAAACATACCCTTCACGATGCAAGGGTTACATTTACAACTCTTTGTCAAACAAATGGTGTGGATGTATTCTCTAGAAAAAGAGTACTTGGGCACAAAATGAAAGATATTACTTTTGATGTTTATACCGATACAGTTATTAATAAATTATTCGTGGAAATTAATAAAATAAAGGCCTAGTTTTTTGTTACCAATTTGTTACTAAATAAGTACAATTAACCTTTTTTAACCTCTTGAAAGTATTGATTTTTAGCCATTTTGCTAGAGTTATTTTTTCATAATATGAAAAAAAGAGCAATCTTTTTAATTACTCTTTAAACATATCTTTTAATCATTAAGATTGAAAATACTTTTCAATACTCTTTTTTTCATTCTCTGATAATTTTAAAATGTTTGTTGCTCTTTGATATGAACAATTCAACTCATTCATCACATTTCTTACATGTTCTATATTCTTTTCTTTACGTTCTCTTTTTTTGCCTCGATTAATTCCTTCATTTCTTGCTTTTCTTTCAAGATAGTTTGCATAATCACACATTTCTTTGACCTCCCTTTCTGTTTCCTTAAATCCATATTCTTTAATAATCTCCTTTTTCCCTTGATAGTCTATTCTATTATTTAAAAAAACTACTAATGGCATGAGTACTTCATCATGTTTGAGATACTTTTTTGTAGTATCATGTTTCTGGTTCAAGTATATCATAACAAGTTCTTCCTCGTCATAATTTTCGTTGTTTTCTTCTTTTCCATTCTTCCTTTTTTTACTTTGTAAACATCTACATCTCCATCTTTTCTTTTTGTTGTTTGTGGCATGATCCACAATGAATAGACTTTCTTCATTCCGTCATAGTTTTTATCATCATATTCCCTTCCCCATTGTGTTGTTAATATCCTTAGTACATACGCTATTCCTCTTGTTACAAGTGAATAACCTGGATGAATATTATTTTGTATTTCTACATTTAAATAGATTCGTTTATTGGTTCCATTTAATTGAGGAAGATCAACACAACATAACATATCAAACTTTACTGTTCCATAGTTTGGTATCATATTTTCATTATTGAGCCACCTAAAACACTGTTCATCCTTGATGATTTTCAT